ATGTCCAGAAGTAGAGCTATGAGATAAATTAAATCTATGAACAACTCCTGGTCTAAAAGATATTGTAGCTTGTGCTTGACCATCTATATAAAATTTATTACCAGAACCTGGGTTAACAACAGTTACTGCATACTCTACTATTGCTGTATTATTTTCTAAATTAATAGTTTTATTTGTTAGTTCTTGTGTTCCTGTAAGAGTTGCAACAGAGTTATCAATTGCTACTGTAATTTTATTTGCACTTGCAGCAGTTTCTACACCAGTGCCACCTTCTATATCCAAAGTATCTGTATCTAAATCAACTGATATAGGTCCTCCACTATCTGCTGTTACATCTAAATCTTCTGCTGTTATTTGTGTATCAACATACGCTTTAATTGATTGTTGTGTTGCTAAGTGTGTATCACTATCACTAGCCATGTTATCTTCATCTTTTACAGGTACAACAAAATCCATTGTGCCATCACTATCTTCGTATGTTACATCAATAAATGTTTCTGTATTACCTGTAACCATACCTCCAACAAAATCTTCTATAGTTTCTTCTGTTTGTATTTGACTATCTACATACGCTTTAATTGATTGTTGTGTTGCAAGATGACTAGCACTATTGCTTGACATGTTATCTTCATCTTTAACTACACCAGTTGTTGTGTTTAAACTGCTACCATCTTCGTTTATAACTTTATCTATTCTGTCATGTATATCATCAAAGTGTTGTGCTTGTGTAGTTTGTCTAATCTTTGCACCAGCAGCATGAGTTCTTAATCCTCCACCACCAGTATCAATGTTTCTTGTAACTGTTAATGTTGTTCCAGATATATTAGTTACCTTTACATATTCTCTTTGACTATCACTATCTGGGTCTAAAACTAAATACATAACAACAGCTCCAGATATAGCTGTGTTGCTACTATCTGTTGGTGCTGCATCTACTGCTATAGTTATGCTACTTGCATCTGCTGTCAATGCAGATGTTATTGTACTTTCGTATGCGTTACTTATCTTACTCTCTTGTGCTGTCATATTATCCTAATCTTACTACTCCTAATGTACCAATTCCTGCTGTATTAGTAAATAATGATGCAATATCTTCTGCTCTTACACCTCTTATTCTAACAGTACAATATTGTGTTACAGAACCTATATTAGCATCATTTATTACAGGATATGCAACACTCTCTACAACTCCTCTAATAGTTTCTTGTGGGCTAAACAGCTCTAATGTAACGCTGTCTCCCTCTTTTTGCTTTAGCTCTTGATATACTGCTTCTCCAAGATTGCGTACTTTTATTCTTTTTCTATTTGGTCTTTCTACCTGGTCAGAAATATTTACAGGTATATCTATTACTACTAGCTGTGGTCTAGGTAATGCTCTTGCAGATAAACTTCTAAATACTGGTGTACCAGTCTTATCGTCTGATGACTTTAATACTATTTTCATGTTAAGATACCTAGCGTTTCTGTTAATCTGTATCTCTTCTCCACCAAAACCTTGGGTACTGTCGTTAGCTAACTCCCATAATGTACTTGTAGGTGAATCTATTGTTCCTTCTTTTGTGCTAATAAAACTTTGTACCCTTCTTGTGTCTGTTATCTCATCATGTTCTACAACTGTACCTACCCATTGTTTTACTTCAGATGTAAAGAAATCTATGTTAGGTGTTATAAGATAACCTTCATCCTCAAACAAAGATGTTTCTCTGTGTATATCTGAACCTGCTACTGCAACAACAAACTTACCATTAGCATTTGTTATTCCAGTAATATGTCCACTTGCACCCATCTTTAAATCTCTAGCAAATCCTGTAGTTGGTAGGTAATATCTCCATAAGAAACTTTCACTGCTACTTTCTTTTATACCTGTATATACACTGTCTCTTGTTACAAACATAAACTTAGGTGTTGTATCTACACTGTCTATAATCCATTCTTTGACTAACTGTCTATTAGCTAACACATACAAATTATCTGCTGTTACTAAATCTGCTTTGTAAAATCTACCTACACTTCTGGACTTTTCTTTAGTACCAAAAAATACAATACCTTCTGTTGCTGCAATACAATGTACTTCTTCAAATGGTATATTTGTTTGACCAAACAATGTCATAGTTCCAGATACATCTTTGATAGAATATATATCTCCATTGGTAGATGCTGCTAGTACAACTGCACCTGCGTCTACAACTTGTGATATGTGATGACTGTCTTCAAATGTAACTATTGCATCTGAATCTTGTAAGTCTGTAGATGTCCATGTTTGTTGGAATGGTGTTATACCCCATAATAATTCTACTGTTCCATTATCACCAGATATAAACAACTGACCTTTTGCAAACCATATACCAGTAAGACCAGCAGAACTAGCTTGTGCTGTAGTTAATGTACTCCAAGAACTACCATCATATTTAATTAGCTGAGAACTTGTTGTACCATTTGCTGTAGTTAAATATATGTGATTACCAACTGATGCTATACCAGTAAAGTTATGTGTTGCTCCATTAGTTCCTGCTACAATAGGTGTCCAACTATCCCCATGGTCTGTACTTTCATGAACAGTTGTACCATCTGTTACATACAAATTACCATTTGTTAGCTGTGCTATATAATTATTTGTGTTAGAAAAACTTAAACTTTCTGGTGCTGTTGTATGTAGTAAATGTACATTGTAAGATGATTCATCATCACCATGAAATACATCAACACTTTTGCTATCAAAATATCTAGTTACATCTTTGTCTGCATTGTTTCTTTTGTGTGCATAATCTAATCCTTGACCACCAGAAAAATCATTACGAGAAAATATTTGACCTATGTTAGTTGTTATGTCTTCTGGGTTCTGTCTTAAATCTATTTGTTGGTTAGGGAACTCTGCACTTCTAATAACTAATTGTCTATCAGCAGAAATAGAAGTTCTAAATAATAAGTTATCTAATCTAAAATCATATCCTTTTCTTTTTGGATTAGATACATCAGCAGTGGTAGGTACTCTAGGCACTTGGATACACCACGCTGTTTAAACTGACAGGTTCTGGGTATCTAGCTCTTAAATCTTTTCTAGCTTGTTGTATTAATATTTGTTGATACTGCAACAAAGAGTTTCTTATATTAGATGATGAACCTACTGGATAAGCATTTGCTTGTATTGCATCAGTAATGTACTCAGTAGTCGCTGCAGGTATATCTTTACCAGCTATCATCTGTGCTGCTACTCCTGCCATTATGATAGGTTCATATTCTGTTTCTAAACCTACATCTGCAAGTGTAGATAATTCGCTAGATACTTCACCAAATTTCTTTTTAAATGTACAATGCACAGACACACCAGATTGTATACCTGAAAATTGTACAACTTTACCACTAGCAGTTACAGTTGTAGGTACATCTATTAATTCTATAGACACTCCTCTAAATTGCACTGTAGTTTCACTACCACTAGCTAATGATTGATATTGAGATACTGCTTTTAATGGTGCAACAATTCTGTTGTCATCACCACCAGTTAAAGCTACATACCCATTTGCAGTTGTAATGCTTTGTACTTCTACTGCAAATAATGTTGGATATAAATTTTCTATTTGGTCCTTTACTGCGTTAAAAACATTAAGTCTTATAAAAGGTGGATTAATTTTTACAAGGTCTCCCTGTGCATGTGTAGCAGCAGTTGTTCCTCTTGCACCTCTTACAACAGTTAATGTTTCATCTGCTGTATTAAGTGATACAACCATCATAAGCTCTTGATTTATTTCTATAAACGAACCTCCACCCATAGCATCTTCTTCTTCAGTTGTTAAAAAATCTGCTTCGTAAGATATTGTTGTAGATGTTGTGTCAGATACTGCAAGTCTTAAATTAGTAAATGATTGTATATCATCATTTGGTTCTAAATATTCTCTAAATACTCTATCTACTAGGTTGCCTATGGTTGTGCTCATGATATTTGATTGTAGCAGAACTTAGGGCAGAGTGGTGGTTCTGCCCATAAGTCCTATTTTATTATTAAATAACGCCTGTGATTACGCCATGGTATTCTGCTGGACCTTTTTCAAGACCAATTTCCATGTACACACGCTTTGATACTGCTGCTGCATCATCATTGTCTGTATCCTCTACGAATACTGCACCCTTACCTGGGATGTTTAAGAAACAAACATCAAGGTAGGATAAGTCAAGGACAAATGCTTTAGAAGCTGGAACGAATTCGTTCACAACTAATCCAATGTTACCAAATGGTGTGATAATTGTATCAATATCTACACCTGCGATATTTCTATCTCTTGGTAATACTGCCATTTGTGCATTACCTGAAGCTGCTAATCCTTGGTTTAAATCAAGAATAGAAGCTGGTCTTGCAAAAAGAACAGGGTTCTGCATTGGAGCACCATTATCATACATAACTTTAAGTATCTCTGCTATTGCATCATAATCTAATGCTGTGTCTGCAGATGAAACTTGGTTATCAAATGTAGATGAACCATTACCTGATGCTACCCACTCATTAATGCCACGCATTTCTCTTGGGTTTCCATCTGTTCCATCATTGAAAGTAGCATTAAAGAATTCAAACTCAACTTCTCTTGCGATTTTGCTGAGTAGTTCTTCTATTTGAAATGCCATTTCATCATTGACTGGGTTTGAACCTTCAAAAGCTGCTGTTCCAGATTCCATAGCTTGGGAGTTCAAAAATCCTGTTGAACCTAGAGCTGAGTATGTGAGTTTCACACCTTGATTCCAGATTTGTACACAGTCTATTGCTGAACTTCTGCTTCTACCAAAATATGCTGGAGTTCCACCTTCTGCAACTGCTGTGTAGCTGTTTACTGTAGGTGTATCCACTTTTTGGGTTTGGAATACTGGAGAGTTAAGAAGTTTACCACCTGTTAAACCACCCACCATGGATAGTAGAGGTGTTCTTCTAGCACCAACTTTAAAGAGTTCACCAGTAAAATTGTTAATCTCACTAACTGAGATTGGGTCTGGTGAGCCTATAGCTGCCATTTTATTCTCCTAAATCTTTATCTAGGAGGATTGTTCTCCTAGATATTACTTATCTTTTAGCTCGTCAAGAGCCATCATTTTAGACGCAATACTGTCTCTAACTCTGCCAGTTTTTTGTGCTTGGGCTATTTGGTCAGAAACACTTGGAGCTTCGTTAATGGCTTGTGCTTGTTGCTGTAACGCATCAAGTCTATTTTGACCTTCGTTTACTGTATTACGAATACTGTCTTGTTGTCCACTAACAACATCTTCTCCAAATTCTTCAGACAAAAATTCCTTTAAAGCATTTACTTCAAGGTCGCCTTCGTACATCAAATCTGCAGCTTTACCAACACCCTTGGTTCTATCTAATCCAACTTGTTCAAACAAACTGTCTCTTTCTTTGGACTGTAGTAATACAAGTTCCTCTTTAAGAGCTTTGTTCTCTTCACGAATTGCTTTCCAATTCTTGTCAGATTCTACTGAACCTTCTGTGTTCTCAATATTTTCAGACATTTGCTGTCTCCTATCTATAAATAATATTTTTACAAGTGCCATCTATGTAATGCACTGAGCCTTTACTACTTATTATTTATTTTCCATGTCTTGTTAGTAGGCATCAAGACAGTAATCGTATGTCTCCTGGTCAAGTTTTACCCCCAGACCTAGGAATAGGGTCATAATTATTATATCACAGTTTATTATTATGCAACCTGTTTAAACAACTATTGTTCTATAAGACCAGTTACTGCACCTGCTTGTGTAGTTCTTGCACCTGCTTGTGCAGAGCTACCTGCTAATTGTTGTCTAAGTATATTTGATACCTGTCTAAAGTCTTGCACATCACCAAGTTCTAATCCTTCTACTATGTCTTGTACATCTGGTATATCTCTACCTTGTGCTAGTGCTTGTTGTTGAATATTTTGTACTTGATTAAATGCTTGTCTTGCAGATTGTGGGTCAATGCCTTGTTGCCTTAGTGCTTCTACAGCTTCTATAGATATATCTGTTCCTGCTAATAATGCTTGTCCACCTATCTGTGCTCTTACAATATTTTGAGATACAATATCTCTAGCTGATATAGTACCTGCTATTAATTGTTGTCCTATTTGTGGGTCAATAGCACTAGCTATAATTTCTTCATCAGTTAATGTTCTTCCAAAATTTCTTTGATAGTATTCTTTTACTGCTGGTATACCTGAAAGTATGTTTGTATACACAGTGTTTATTCTTGTACCTAACTCATCAGGTGAGACAATATTATCTACTAATTGTTTCTTTCTGTCATTACTTAATATAACATCTGGATTAATTCCTATTGCTTCAAACTTTCTTTTGAAACCATCTATTAATTGTGTGTATTCTGCTTCTGTATATTTAGTAGTAATACCATCTGGATTTAAATTACCAGGATAAAAAGTTTGATAAGCATTAGATGTACGAACTGCTTGTATTGCTTGTTGAGAATCATTACCTGATTCAACAAAAGCTGTAACATAAATGTTTAACAATTCATCTGGCAATAAATTACCAAATTTTTTCCTAGATGCTTCTTTCAAATTATTAAAACCTGCTGTAGTTATGTTAGCCATTATGTACTAAATCCTCTCTGTACTCCTGTTTGACTTACACCAACTGAACTTGCAACACTGTCAGATAAATCATCTACTACTTTTGCTATGTTGTTGTTTAAACCATAAGCAGTTAGTTCTTGGTCTGCAGTGTTTTGGTCATTTGCAAGTAAAACATTTAACCAGTTTTGTGATGTTTCGTTTATTCTTTCTCCTAAAAATTGAAATGAATAGTTTTGCCATGGTGCTGCTATTTGTTTATATGTTAAGTTTTCGTCATATATATCTGAATTAAATAAAACTTTTCTTTGTGCTTTTAATTCTTGTTGTAATAAATCTGCACCTACATCTGGGTTCTCTGCGTTTCTTATTATTCCTGCATAGTCTTGTAATGTAGCTTCATCTAATGCACCATACACTGGACCTAACCACTCTAGTGCTAATGCCCTAGCTGCAGAGTATCCAGTCCTAGTTTGGTCTACTTCGCCTTTACCTTCTAACCAGTTTGTAATTCTTTCATCAACTTGTATTCCTGATGTTACATCTGATAATGCTTGTATTTGTTCAGTAGCTTTTACTGCATCAAACTCTCCAAATGTAACTTTATCTGCAAACCATTCAGCTAATGAATTACCATTAGCGTCTCTAATATTATCTGCATTAGCAATACCAGCATTTTTCATAGTTTGTAAATATAAAATTCTATTTTGGTCTAGTAATGTTTTAGCATCAGCAGGAAAATCAGCATCTCCAATACCTCTACCTTTAGAAGTTACTAGCCAATCTCTTTCTTCCTTTGTACTATTGTTCCACCATTCTGTGTTAGACCATTCTTCAGTTGTTATGTCTCTATTTTCTACATATCCTTCTACCCATAAAGCAAACATTTCATCATCATTTTTAAGCCATGGTCTACCTAATGTTGCTTTTTCAAAATTGTCAACGAATCCTACAAAAGGACTATCACCAGTAGTAATAACCTTCTCATCTAATTCATTTACATTTCCAAAAAATACTGAGCTTGTCCACATAGTGTCTGATGCCTGTATTACATCTGGTCTTTCTCTACCACTGTATAACCCATCTAATTCTGAATCAGATGCTGCGTAACGCATAAACATCATAGTTCCTGGAACTTGCCATACTACAAACTTGTTACCTCCATACTCCCATATTTGACTGTCTACAAAACTTGTAGTTGTATCTACATCATCATTAACAACATCATTATTACCAGAGCCATTACCACTACCATTACCACTACCAGAGCCACTAGGTGGTGCTTTTGTTATTGGTTTTCCTTGTGCATCTAATCCTAAATTAACTCCATCTCCTGGTGCATTGTCATAAATATATGGTCCTCCTTCTGGTGCATCTGGGTTTGTTTCACCTTCTGGTCCTAGTTGTCCTAATAAATTATATTTATTAGCTTTAGTTGTAGGTGTAGTAGTAACTACTGATTCTAAATATTCTTGTTCTTCTTCGTCTGGTACAAAATCATCAGGTCTTCCACCTATAGTATCTGTAACAACAAGTTTATCTTTATCTTGTGGAGGTGTACCAAATTGATTAGTAATACCTGCACTTCTACTTGTTACATCAATAACTTGTGGTGCTGGTTCTGGTTGGTTTGCCATAGCCCTAGTAAATAAACTTTTTTCTGTCTCTGTTAATGGATTAACTGGTTGATTATTAGATTTTTTTATATCTCTAATCCTTTGATTGTATCTTATTTCATCATATTCAGCTTTAGATATACGACCACTTACCAAATCCATTAGTAATTGTCTCTCTTCTAGTGGTGTTAATGCCATTATTTAGCCTCCATAGCTGCTTCGTATAACCTATTGTCAAGTTTACCATAGCTTTCAAATGCTTTATTTATTATAGGTTCACTTATTTTCCATGACAATGACCATGTATCTGATACATCTCCAAACTCTGACCACGCATCTTTACCTAATTGTTTCCAGTCTATATCTGAATTTGTATTATCGTAATCTAATAATTCTATTCCTTGGTTTTGTCTAGCTTTATCTATTGCTTGTACTGCATCTACTGCTAATACTGACAACTCATAAAACATATAAGCTGCTAGTGCAGGTCCTGATATAGCAGCTAATCCTAATCTAGGTAACATCCTAGCCATACCTTGTGTAAGAATTACATCACCTGGGTCTAATACTCCAGTACCAACATTAAATGTTTTACCTACAATCTTCTTAGATTGATTCCATAAATTATTAGCTACTTCAGGATTTGTATTTGCTAACTGAGTTACCTTATTCATAGATTCATTATCTACTAAATCAACAGCATCTTCTACAACTGTAGCTGCAGCATCAATTAGTGGCTCTGGAGCTATAGCTACTTTTTGTGGAGCAAATGGTCTATCTCCTGGTTTAATATAGTTAGGGTCTCCTTTTGGTATTAAGTTACCATCTACATCTCTCATGTGTTGTCCATAATTTGTATATGTATTTTGACCTAATGTTTCTGTAGTCATTACTCTTTGTGCATCTCTTGAATACATCTCTTTATGAGCTAACCATGCGTTGTACTCACCTATTGGACCAAAAGTATTACCTCTCATACCATGTCCAAATGTGTCATGTACAGCTCTAAAGACATCATTCTCTAGCATTACTCTTCCTCTTACATCTGTGTGTTTTGATTCAGCTAACATAGGATTTCTTATATCTGTTGTATCATCTCCAAAACCTGTATCTGTTGCTAATACTTTTAATCTACCATTTTCCATATCAGTAATCATTTGATTATGCCCTGACCTATTAGGTGTGTATGGGTCATAGTCTACTATTTCAAATTCTAAACCTCCTTCTAACAACAGTTGATACTGCACATTAGTTTCTTCTATAAAATTTTTATAATATGGCAACGCTGCTTCATCAAACATAGGCAACTGGTCAAATATATCTGCTGCTGCTGCACCTAACTCTTCACTAAATACAACTGCTGGTTTAAATTCTGGTTGTTCTAATCCCATAATATTGTGATACTGTGTTGCAACATTTCTAACTCTTGTGCTGTGATTAGATATAACATCATCTCCAGTTCTTATAGTTCCACCTCTAGGATTTACTTCATCACCTACACCTAGTAATATCATGTTGTCTACAAAGAGTTCTGTATTAACATCTTTAGGAAAATATATTTCAAATGTTTCATTGTATTTAATTCCTTTTGTTAAGACTCTTATAAAACTAAATGGTTTTAAAGTACCCTTGTGTTTTACATAAGCAGTAATACCTTTTTCAGTTAAATAATCATTTATCATAGCTATTGGTCTAGCGTGTAATCCATCAGGGTCTTGTATTTGTAAATTTATTTGTGTTAATTTTTTTATATTAGCTTTTGGTTCTTTTACTTTAGGTTGTTTTGGTGCATCGTCTACTACATTTGTAGGTGTGTCTATTACAGGTTGTTCTTTTATTTCTGAAACAAATACTGGTAATTTAGAATTAACTGGTATCTCAGTAGCATTGTCTACTTTTGTAGTAAATACACCATACTTACCATACTCTATTAATTGCATGTCTATTAAATCACCCATTTTACTGTAAATAACTTCTTCTACTGTATCATTGTAAACTTGTAGTATTTCGTTATATTGTGCATTTACACCTTCATAATTACCTAAATTTTTACCTAACTCATATTGTCCATAATCTCTTCCTGCTGCGTAATCAAGCATTTCTGATTCACTAACAAATCCTGCTTCTTCTATTTTTTTAGTAACTAACTCTTCGTAGTTTTCATTTTTAATTTCTTTTCTTATTTCGTTAAACATTTGATTTATTTTTGTATTAAATTTGTGATAAAAAGAATCTTCATAAGACCCATAACCAAGATAAGCAAAGTATTTATCTGTTGTTCTCATCTGTATGTCATCTTTATAAAATCTATTATTGCTCTTTGTTCCATATATAAACTCAGGTGCTCTCTTTTTAAACTCACCATCTAAATAGGCAAGAGCTGTATAAAAGTCTTCATAACCATTTACTTCAAATCCATATATTTTAAAGGTGTATAAATCATCTAATATTTCTTTACTAATTTGTCCTGCTTCTGCCATAGCACCTAGTTCCCTATGTATTTGTGGATGATTAACTAATATAGTTCTCATTTCAAAACTTTCTGGCATAACATGTCTAATACTATGATGGATTTCATTTTTAACTATTTGCTGTACCATAGTAACAATGTCTTCATCTCTAAATTTTATTCTTCTTCCAGGTATTGCAGCACCTGGAGTTTTTTCTAAACCTGCTTGTTTCATTTCTTGTGCTGTATAAGGAAAATCATTAAGTCTATAATTTACAGTTTGTGTGTACATTTTTCTTTCTATATCAAATACTTCTAATAAATCAGGATGAAACTCCTCAGTAAACAGATTATCTAATGTACTAGCTGGTAAATTTTTTAAACCATCTGCTTCTAAATCGTTGTATAAATCTATAGCTCCTGATATATAATCCATTAACCTTAGACCAACTTTTTCTTTACTTCCATTTAAACCTAAAACTAAATCTCTTGTAAGTTTTTGTACAACATCATACTCTAAATTGCCATGAGATAAATCATTAGTCATAAATGTAATTAACGCATCTTTTCTAATTTGTTGCATTACAGTAAGACCTTCTTCTACTGTAACTGCTGGTTCAAATAATATATTTAATAAAGCATCTTTAGCTTTAATAACATCTTCTATAGAATTATATTTACTCACCTTGTTTAAACAACTTTGCTATTTCTTCAACAAGTGGTGCGTATTCTTTTTTAGTTACATTAACGCCTCGTTCAGCATTGTATTCCATAAATGTTTTTACTTTGTATTTTTCTGCCATTATCTACCTAGTAGTTTCAATGCAGTTCGTACAGCATCACTAAAATTAATTTTTGGTGGTACACCAGGAATTACTGGTGAATGACCTGCTGATTTTTTTTGTTTATTTACTTGTGCTTCTAACATTTGTTTAACTCTAGCGTATGAAACATTCTGTGCAGATACTGGTACTTGTGTATAATAGTCTTCGTTTACTTGTGGTGTTGCTCTAGTAACTGGTAGACTGTCAGGAACAAATGTCTCACTAGGTGCTGGTATTCCTCTGTCTGGGTCTTGTGGTTCTGAAGTTGTAGGTTCTTCTACTTTATCAATAAGATTTAATTCTGCTTCTAATCTTTTTACTAAGCCAGGATAATCTTCCCTATCGTTATCTGATATTGTATTATCCCACGCTTTTTTTATAGCATCCATATCACCACTAGCTAAAGTAGTATATATTTTTTTTGATTTTAAATTTTCTGGTCTGTTGTATGTTCCCACAATCATAGCGTCATATTGACCTTGTGTTAATACAACATTATAATTTTTCATTCTTTGATTAACAATTCTTTCAATCTCTTCTAAATCAGCTAACAATAATTCATTAGCTTTTTCTTCTGTAATAGTATCGCCTAATTCAAATTGTTCACCACCACTTGTATTACTATGACCATATCCAATAGATATTGATTGACCATCTCTGTATGCTTCTAATTGCAGTGTTTCTTCTGCTTTAATTATTTCTATTGCTTCTTGTGTTACATCCATTATGTTAACCTCTGTACTGGTTGCGATTCAGCAGTTTTTAATCCTGCTAGATTTCTCTGCATTCTATAGAATGTGTCATCTTCTATATCTGCTTGTCTTTGTAATTCTTCTCTAGGTTTAAAGATTTCATCTAATACATCTTGTCCACCTTCTGAAAGTATACTTACATCTGGTTCTTCTGCTTCCATACCAGGTGTTTGTATAGCTTGACCTGTTGTAATATCATAACCTAATGTTGGTGCAGAACCTGCTCCTAGTCCTGTTAGTGATTGTTTAAATTGTTCTACTGGTCCTTCAACTAATTTACCAGTTATGTATTGTTTTTCGTAATCTGACAATGGAGCACCTTTTCTAGCTTCTGCTTTCTTTTTTAATTCTTCTACATACTCATCCAGTGCTTCATCTCCAAATGTATATCCACCACCTAATCCACCTAAAGCAGCAGCTTGTGTAGTTCCTGCTAATAATTTTATTCCTGCTGTCCATGAAAATGTACCACCATTATTCATACTAAATTCCATAGCTGCTTTCAATCCTTTAAGAAACTCATCATCTATCTCTGCACCTACAGTTTTATTTAAATCTATAAGACCTGCAGAAGATAATAAATTTTTAGTTTGTACTCTAAGATATGGTGTTAGTTGCCTTGCTTGTGCTCCTACATCTGTAGGAAAATATATATATTTATACGCAGCACCTGTTCCTAGTATTTCTCTTCTTTGTGATTGCCATTCATCACTTGTTAAAAACTCTTCAGCAGATATATTCTTTACAACTGGTCCTTCTTCTGGGTCAGTTATTCCTGTTTCTACTTCATATTCTTTTAAGTAGCCATTACCTAATGGTGTTTTATTTGTTGTAGTGGCTGTGTCTAATATACTTTCTATTCTTACATAAAAATCTTCATCTATAGAGCTATTATTACCTGCTCCTTGTCCACTGCCTACACCACCAAATGGTCCTTGTGGTACAGTAGTTGTTGTCGTGTCGTATGGTCCTGGCATATTATCCTTCTAATCCAAATCTAGTTAATTCGTAAGCAAATACTTTATCAAATATTACCAAAAATTTAGGATTATTTCTTCCTATTTCTTGTGCTTTAGTATACAACTGATTACGCACTTCTTGTGCTTGTATTGAATCATCTCTGCTAATCCATCTCATAGCATCTTTTTCTATAGGATAACCTCTTTTATCTGCTACTGCATCTATAGCTTGTGCTCTGTAGTTAAGATACAATGCTATCTCATCTCTGTTATCAAAGTTATTTAACCTAGGGTCTTTAATAGCTCTTTGTAAATAATCTATTAACACATCATTAGGCACTCCTGTTTCAAAATCAGAACCTAATACTTTATTTAATTCTGCAGAATTACCATAAGCCATAGGAAACATTTGTGCTAAATCTGCTTCTATTAATGCAAACTTAGCTTTTTTCCTAGCAACTCTTTCACCAGCGTCAGTAGTTGTATTGTCTATAACTTTAGACCAGTAATCTTTTGTTGCTACCTCTATTGAACTAGCAAGAAATGTCTGTGTTGATACATAAAATTCATCTGGGGTTTTAGGTGAAAATAATCCTAAATTAGATATGTAGCTAACACCACCATACTCAACATTACCCTCGTCTAATCCTGGTGCAAACAATACTAACACTGGTCCATAATCTGCAGCTAGTTCTGGATTGTCTAATACAAAATCATATTCTGGTGTAGTTCTTGGCAAGATACCACCTTCAGATATATTTTTACCTTTTATCTGTAATGCAGTAGAAGTAAACCCTTCTGATAAATCTCTGTTATCTAATCCTAATAATTTAGCTACTTCTAATAAAGCATAGAACTCACCTTGTGGTCCTAGTGTCATTACATACTCATCTTTTATATCTTGATAAAAACCATGTATGACTGACAACTCTACAAAGTTGTTATATACCAAACCACTATCTTCACCCTTTGAACCATACCATTCTGCAAATGCAACTTCGTTACCTTCTATTGCGTACAATACAGATAATCTAGGTATAAATGGATTTACAAATCTATCCCATGCTTTTAATTGAAAGAAGTTAGCTGCTAGTGTCATAGCTACAGTTTCTAATGCTTCTTGGTCATCTGCTAAATCTGGTCTTAATATACCTGCAACTTGATAAGCTGTGCTAACAGATGATAACCATTGGTCTTCGTCTAATCCTGCTGTGTCTAAATTAGTAGCTACTTGGTTTAATAAGTTTTTACCAACTGATGGTATTGTAGTTTCTAACAATATTCCTGGTATATCTTCTAATGAATCATACCTAGCACCTGTTAATTCAAACCCACCAAACACATACTTTTCTAAATTCTTTTTAGCTTTAGGTTTATCTCTTACCAATATTCCTGTAGGTAATGCTAATGCAGGTCCTACTGGTGGAAACAATCCACCACCACCTACATTTAACGCACTAAGTGGTATACCTCTTTTAGCAATAATTTTAGAATCAGCAAGTGCCATATCATCTGTAAACGCACCTCTACCTTCAGACTTTACATAATCTTCAAATGGTGTTCCACCTACAGGAACAATAAGATATTTTTCACCTGAAGGGTCTTCATATATAAAATTATGTTCTAGTCCTTTTCTGTAACCAAATCCAATTTGTGCTATAGCTTTAGGATTAGCTAAACCTAAATTGTAATATCTACCTAATACTTCACGCCATGCTTCAAAGAATGCGAAACCTACTCTATATGCTTGTGAAAAAAACCCTCGTTCTGTTAAGTTATACAGTAACCTAGAGTGCAACTCAAAAGCATACTCTACAGCTCTTTCATGCAAATCTTCCATAGACATTACTCTTGGTGTAGATGCAGATTTTATATCTGACAAATCTAACATAGATTGATAATCACCACTAAATGTTCTGTCTAGTATTGGATTGCTTTGTGGTTTTAGTAATTTAACTACACCTGCTTTTTCATCTACTATTGCTTTAATTCCTGCTGTTTGTAATACATCATTTCCAATAACTGCACCAGCTCTAGGTAATGTTATAGCTACATTAGGTTTTAATATTTTTTTGTTAGAACCTATAAGTAAATCTTGACCTGCTCTTCTTATTACATCTACTGCACCTGCAGTATTACTTGGTATAGCACCTTGGTATCCAGCAGTAGTTATATTACCAATAGCTTTTTGGTCTCCTAGTATTGCTATGTATTGTGCTTTAGCAAGAGCTTCATCTGTTCCATCAACTACTTGTGCAGCAACACCTTTTTTAACTTTTATAGAAACATCTAAATTTAATTTACCATTACTTGTATCTACCCAACCACCTAACACATGGTCTTCTTTTTTAAGTAATGTTTTATTTTTAAGAATAAAATCTTCTATTTGTTTTCTAGTTACAGGTGTATCTAAAACAACTTCTTTTGTTTTGTATGGTGATACATAATAACCAGGTATGTTTGTATTTTTGCTTCTTCCTAAATCTATACTCCAACCTTCTGGATTAGCTTGTATATATTCGTAAGCTCTATCTATAGCGTCCTCTACATCTGCTTTTTTTCTAAGTATTGGTCTTGATATTTTTTTACCTAATACTCTGTTTAATGTAGTAATACCTACATCATGTGTTATTTCTCCTTGTGCATTTTTAACTTTTTTAGTTGTCTTGCCTTTTTGTAATTTAACTTTTATTCCTACAATATTTGGTGTAGAACCATCAATACCTAATACTTGAAACAATTCTTTTTTAGTAATAACTTTATCAAATTTACCTTGGTTACTAGCTAAATATTCTATAGCATCATCTACTAATGCTTCTGCATTTACACTGTCATCTAGTGCATTAGTTACAGCTCTTACAAGTAATTCTTTGTCTGGTATAGACCCATTAATAATTGCTTCAGATTTATTTACAGAAAAATTATAAACACCTATTTTATCTCCATCATCACCTAGTCTGTAGTCAGCAACAGCAGATTGTTTTTTAAATACTTTAAGTTCTGTATTATATAAATTTAAATCAAATACAAGCTCGTCATTAAATGTATCTATTCTTTTTAATGATGTAATTTGTTTTTGCCCATTATCGCTATATGCAATTATTGATAGTGAATCACCATTATCAAATACTTTTACTGGCACTGTTCTTTCTGTTACAGCTATATCTGGTGCTAAATCTTTTATAGCGTTGTATTCTTTTTCTACCATTTTAAATATATCATCACTTAATTTAACTGATGATTCTGGGTCTTTATGTGCTGCCATAATTTTGTTCAGACCTTGCTTAGATGTAAATGGTATACCTGCTTCTATAAAATGTTCGTATGCTTGTTTAAACAAAGGCACTCTAATCAAGTCTGCTTCCATTTGTGCAGTAGCAAAAAACAATGAGTCTAATCCTCTTTGATACGCAGTTCTTTCATCTAACTCAGGTTTCATTTTAGGAACTTGATTAGGCATTTTACTTTGATTTTTTAAAGTAAGTTTTTTAATTTTTGCATTATATACAGCTAAATTTTCTGGTGTCATAGAATCAGTGCTACGCAAATCTATTCTACCTACTTTACCTGTAGCTATTATTTCTATCATGTCTGCACTACCACCAGTAAAGTTATTTATACTTTGTACATAATGTTTAGATAAAGCAGCATAGTCTTCTGGTTTAGTAACAATAGGTAATGTTCCTTTTGCATACAAGTTTCTTGATTGCATCATCTTGTTAGCATCTTCTATAATAGTTTGTACTGCTGGTGTGTCTTGATAAAACTTAGCAATATCTGTATAGTCTAAACCTTTTCTCATTAACGCTGCTGTTATCATAGCTAAATCATCATCAATGTACTCAAACAAATATTCTTGCACAGCTTCTATATAATCATCTGACAGCTTAAATGCTTGTACTCCATCTGGCATAGGAACATCTTTGCCACCTAACTTATTCATTAATATATATCCTGTATCAGGAAATCTTCTACCAAAAGCAAATGTTGGTGAAGCAGAGGATAAAGATTGTAGTTCAGGTATTCCATATTCTGCATTATCTTGCATTACACCTAATGCTTTTCTTACAGATTGTGGTAATTTTTCATTTAATCCTTGTAACTTTTTATTTTTAAATTCCAATGGTCTGGTTATTTTATATGGACCAACTAAAGATGTTTCAGGTGTGTAACCTATTGCTCTAGCTACAACACCATTTACATCATTAAGTAAGAATCTAAGAAATTTAAATGGACTTCTAAATGCAGACCTAACTCCTAATAACGCTGCTCTAAGGTGTCCATCTACTGTAAGTTTTGCTGGATATGAAAATCTACCTAACAACTGTAATGGATAAAACACACCTCTTACTAATCCAAATGTACCTTTTTCTATTGCTGATAAAACTCCTTCTTGACCTTTAAACAATAATCCTGGGTCTCCTAGTCCTTTAGCTATAGCTGATATTTCTTCACCCATAGGAGTTGATTCATCCCAAAATGTTCCTGGTTTACCCTTTTCAAATGCTTCTCTTGCTTTATTAAAGACTTTATCAATACCTTCTTTTTCTATTAAAGCTGATGCTCTTAGTCTTCTTCTTTGTGATGTAGTTTTAATTATTCCAACTACATCAGGTATTTCTATTGTATAACCTTTAAATTGATTTATTAATTCTATAGAGTTTCTTACAAATTCTTGTGGTACTTCTACACCTTCTACTTGTCCACTAAATTGTTTTTTTGTAAGAATGTCTATTTCATCTACTGGATAAAACTCATCTGTTCTTGATGGTGTTAAAAAATCTCCTACATCATCACTAAACATTCTTGGACCTTGTTTCATTCTTCCAAAAAATTCTGTTATTTCTGTATCAGATAATCCATACAAATATCTAAGTTGTAATGCACCTTCTGTTCTAAGTAAACCATCATAATAAATATCTTGTGCTTTTGTATATAAACCTTCATCTGCTGCAGTATAAAAATCATTAAGAAGTTTGTTTAAACGAGATTCTGGAACTTTAAATACATTACCTACTCTTGAAAACATTACTACAGCTTCTTGTATATTTCTTAAATCCACTTGTCCACGATTAGGCAATCTAACATCAGTACCATTAATTAATTCTTTTAATGTTCCACCTCTTCTACCTGTTGCAGTTATACTGTTATCTAAATCTTTATCACCAAAAGCTCTAATTAAATTATCTGATACAACTTTTGACTGTATTCTAAATTGTCCTGTACTGCCTAATGACGACTTTCCAAACACCATATCTGATACATATTGATTATTAAAACCATCTATAAGATTATCTCTAATAATTGCAGGGTCAGTTGCATCAGATAAAGTCTTTGCAAACTTATGATTAAATCCTGAATTAATCATATTTAAAAATGTAGGTTGTCCAGCTTTGTTAGCTTCTACAATAACAGTAGATAAACCATCAAGTATCTCATCATTGTTTTGCCAAAATTCTGCTACACTTCCACCTTCATCAACAAATCGTTTCATTTCTTTTTGTGCACCAGCAAGAACTTCATCAAACTTTTCTGGAACTTTACCACCTAATCCAACACCTTTTAATGCCATAACAAATGGGTCTGTGTAGTACATAGCTACTAAATTCATAAGTCCACCCATTGTTCCTGCTAAACCTTTGTTAGGTTCAAATGCTATTTTATTTAACTCTTCATCTCTTTCGTCTTCTAATTTGTCTACTAATTTATTTTTTTCTGTTATAGATATTTCACCTGAATCAAATGCTTGTTCTGTTTGTAATATTTTTAAATCGTATAATTCTTGTGTTTCTTCATACATAACATTTTGTGGTGCATACCTACCTGGCATATTTCCTGTAATTAAATAACTACCAAAATCACCTAAGTTAGAAGATATTTGTGCTTTCTCATATCCTTCTCTTAACTTTCTGTTTTGTGCTACTGGCGTAGATTCTCCTAATAAATTAATTAATGGATTATCAGACACATCTTCTGTAACAATTTCATACCAGTTGTTTAAAGCTAGACTTGCTTTTTCTGTTGATGTAAGTTCTCTTTGTAGTTCCTTTTCTTGTATTTTAATTTCATCTAATGTATTTTCTTTTGTTGCTTGTATAGCAGCTTCTATATCTGTTTTCTGTAAATAACCTTCACCATCTGCATCTACTATTCCTTGTGTAGCTAACCAAGATTTTGTGCTTTCATTTAAATCTTTAATTGATTCTGTTGGTGTATCTAAACCTAAAACATTTAACAATGATTCTGCACCTGCATCTGTTAACTTAGATACAGTTCTTGCAAATGCTTGTGCTTGTATTCCTTTTACTTTCCATTCACCTTGGTTTTCATTACGACCTTTTTTTTCAAATTCTATAATATCTTGTCTAGTTAATCCTTTTTCTGCAAGTATCTCTTCTTCTGTTTCAAAATATACATTAGACAAATTATTAACTCCACCTCTTTGTAAAGCATCAAATATAGAATTTAATCCCATAAACAATGTGCCAGTAAATGCCTTGCCACCTTTGTCGTAACCTAAATCTTTTTTTGTTTTATCGTATATTTTTTGATTATTGCGAATTGTTTTTTGTACTTTTTTTAAAAAATCTGTAACAGCATTAGGTTTACCATTAGTTATGTTTACTTGTATAGGTTTAGTTGTTTTGTACAATTCATAATATTGTTGTGGTGTAACATTTAACTCTGCTGCTGAAGCAACTAATTCGTCCATTTCTAATGGTGTTAAATCTTTTAATTGTTGAAAGTTAGCAGTTATAGCATCTATATCTGTATTGACTTTAGTTGCATCTTTTCTTTTGTTATATGCAAGATATTCGTCATGTTTATTGTAGAAGTCTTTATTCCATTTATTATAAATGTTCATTAAAACCTCTGTATAGTTACTGGTGCTTTTTCCTTAATTAGCTCTACAAGTATTTGTGTGTCTGTTCCTACAGGTAAACTAACAACATCTTGTGGTGTACTATCAAATGTTCCTGCTTCATCTTGTCTTTCAGTACCTTTAGAAAATATATCTTCTGGTTTATATTGCATAGCTGCTGCATCTTGTGGTATCAACATATCAGAAGGTGGTGAACCTACTGCAGCTATTTGTTCTTCTTGTTGTGTATAGCCACCAAATTTATCAGAACCTGGAATAGGTTTTAATGTTAAATCTTGATATGCACCATCTACTTTTGGTTTTCTACCACCTGGCATTATTGTCATCCTCATCTGGATTTTCTATTTCAAATCCCATACTTATACTAAACCATATACCAGGTAATGGTGTAGGCAATATAAAAGCACCTAAAGGAACATCACCTTGTGCTAATAAATCTCTGACTATCATAGGGTCTGCATCTACTTCAGGTATATCCCAATCTTCACTATTTATAATATTAAAAAATTGTGCATTTACTTCTGCTGGATTTTTAGCCAAGAGGTCCTCCTAATGGTACTTCTGGTCCAGCAGCTAATTGTTCTGGTGGTAATCCTCCACCTAGTTGTGCAAGAACACTAGCTATATCTGGTTCTGCCTGTGGTATTTGTGGTGCTCCTGCACCAGTTAATGCTGCTTCTTGTGGTGTCATTTCTGGTTCTTCTGGTGTAAAGAATTTATCCAATATACTTGTCATATTTTGTGGATTCTTTCTAATCTCTATAGCTGCCATAGTAGCTTTAGCGTTACCTTGTGCAGCTTGTGCCATTAATGATTCAAATAATACATTTTCTGCTTTTTCAGAGTTTACTCTGTTTTGTATTTGAGATATATTATCTAAACCATCAAGGTTTTCTTGTAGCGTTTGCATATCTATTACACCCTGTTGCTTTAATTGCAACCCTGTAATTATTTTTTGTGGTTCATCAAATCCTGCCATAACACCATATACTCTTCTAGTCTTATACATCTTTGCTATATCTGAACCAGGGTCGTAGGATTCTTTAAATGCAGTGCCTTGTCTAAAACCTGCAATAGGTTTTCTTTGACCACTGTACATAATTTCATCCCATTCAAGTCTTTTAGAATCTATTTCTTCTAACGCATCAGTTAATACTGTTTGATATTCTCTTACATGTAGTGATGCAGACTGTCCTAGTTCTTCTAATCCTCTACCAGTAACAAAAGCATTAGGGCTTTGTCCATCATCTGATACTGGATAAGCAGAACCTAGTCTTAGGTGTCTTTCAAGTCTATCTATTTGTTGAAACAACTGATAAGGTAAATTATTAGTTGGTTTACTAACTTGCGAACCAGGTGTCAAGTAATTGACTGCGAATCTACCTTTTCTATATTGTCCAGATTCTATCTCACCAATGATGTTGGTTTCTGTAAACACAGCATCTTCCATAGCAATAACAGATAGAACATTGATTTTTGCCATATTTGCCATTAAGCCAATTACATGATGGAATTGACTTTGCATTTGGTCAAAGCTGTAACGCTTTGCTATAACAAATCTTGGTCCTGATTTAAGTGGATTAGGAATAAAATCTAAAATAATTTTATTTTCTGGTAAAAATACATAAGTGCCTTCTTCGTCATAATATTCTGCAACTACTTTACCTGTACCATCTGCATTAGCCCAGCCTTCATCATAACTAGACATGTATGCCATAGTGTTATATTCAGTGTTTACTTCATCAAGAATTACATTTTTGTGTTTTGGATACATTTCTGCAAGTGTTTTATGAGGTACTCTTTGTACTACTGCTAACTCTTTTGGTTGTTGGTCTACACCAAAATAACCAGGGTAACACAAGTATGGGTCTCTTATCTCTGCAACAGGATATGGTATGCCATTAGCATCTTTTTTTTCTTTTAATATCCATACAACAAATCCATAACCTGGTAGCCACCTACCTACTTGTGGTAATTGTTTATCAAGTTTTTGCATATCATCATACGCATGTACAATTCTTTCTAGTTTTTCTGCTCTCTTAGTAGCTCTTTCAGAATCTTTATCGTTGTATATATCTACTTTTAAATCTGGTGCTCTACCTAATTTTTGTGCAAATCTTTCTAGTGCAGACATTAACAAATTAGGTGCAGGTAATTGTTTATAATCCATATCACGCATATCTTTGCCTAGTAGTGCTTTTAATCCATCTGCACCACCATTCATTATTGCTCTGATGTTATCTTTGTCGCTTACATAATCAGAGTGCATAGCTCTTAATTCATAAACTCTTGCGTATAACTCGTCTGCTGTTTTCATGTTCTCCAAACATCTATATCTATGTCTAGCCCTGAGTATCCACTAAAGCTAGGTTCATATTCCATACCCATTGTAGCAAGTCTTTCTTTTTGTAAACGCCTTATTGTTTTCATTGGAAACCAACTTGCCATAACTAAGTCAGACTTTTGTCCTACACTTCTACTTTTGTTTTGTGCAGAACTAAAATATACTAACTGACTTGTATATAAGTTTACCTTTTCTTGTGCTTCAAAGCTACGATAAGGTAAATTTATTAACTTCTGTTCAAACAATGGTCTCATGGCTGTAACACCATACACTGGGTCATGCTTGTTACCATAAGTCTGCGTACCTTCTAAAAATATACCATGCTTACCTGAAAACTCACGAATTGATTTATCTTGTCGTATTGCTCTTTGAAAACCATTTTCTTCTATAACCCAATGTGCAAGATTATATTTTTTGTACCATTGTTGAATTATTTCTAATGCTACTGGTATACCACCACCTAAACTGTTTTCCATATCTATCATGTACAACTTGTCTGTGCTTTGGTCATATCCCCATAAAAATGCAGCTTGATACCCTGTAGACGCAGGGTCAAGACCTGCAATTAATCTTACATTGTGTGGTATATGTCCTATGTCTCTGTTTTGGTCTCTACACTCTTCTATTTCTGGTCTATCAAATAAACTCATACCATCTGGCATAGCTACATTAAGATATACCATTTCATAAATAGCTCTACCACCTGTAGTTTCAGCAGCTTTCTTTCTATCCATAAGCCACTTGTATGTTCTTTTTTTAGCCCACAACATACAATCTGTATGTAGCTTTTCATCCCAATCTGTTAAGTTACAAGCTGTGTCGTGTGCTTCTTCTACAATAGTTAGCCATGATTCGTTATCTAACAAGTGTGAATATAAATCGTCATAGTGTTGTCTTGAACCTATAACTACCATAGCTGTATGTTCCTCTTTACGACTAGACAATGTTGTAGTCCACCAATTTCTTGTGTTTTCTCTTGATGCAGGTTGCATAGTAGAACTGTGGTCTTCTATGTCATCAGCAATAATAATATCGCAGTCTCTTGACAAAATTTTACCACCTCTACCTATACCAACCATGGTAGGAGATTTAATACCAGTAACAGTACGAGTACCAACAGTAAAACCATTTTGCGACCAAGACTTACCTGTTCTGCTTGTTGGTTTAAATTTAGGTCCTGGTCCACATATTTCTTCAATTAATAATTCATTACTTTCTAATTGGTCTAATACAGAACTAACTGCATTCTTTGCAATCTCTTCATTACCACCAACCCACAAAATTCTAATATTAGGTTTTGTACATATAAGCCATACAGCAAAGTGTATTAACAAATCAGTCTTACCATGTCTAGGTGGGGATAATATCATTTGCTGATTACCCTGTTCAATAGCTTCTAATATAGAATTAATCCACTTGATGTGAAAGTCTGGTGTTTCGTATGGGTCTCCTGTTTCTGTTTGAAAATATCTATCTCTAAAATCTCTAAAATCTTCTAATGATTTTTCTGCTACTTGTGGTAACTCCCAAGTTTTTCTAGCTTCTTCTTCTTCTAAATCTTCTATGTATGCTTGATACGCCATTGATACTGCAGCTATAGAAGTATCTAATATTTTAGCTACATCTTGTATTGTTGTTTTTTGGCTAAGTATATCTTTACCTAAACCTGATTCTTTTAAATCGTTATATACAACACCTCTACGACTTTGTACATTTTTTTTGCTAGGTATAATTAAATCTTCTTCTTTTTGTTCCCACTGAATACCTTTTGCTTTTGCCCTTTTCTTTTGTGTTTGTATTCTGTTAGCACACCTATCACTACAATATTTTCTACGCTTACCACTAAGCACTCTTTTACATCCTGCTGCGTAACAGAGTTTATTTTTTTCCATAATTTTTACAATCTTTGTTAGTACACTTCATGTCCTTTTGTGGTAGAAGGTCTCCACCACAACGAGGGCATTTAATAATCAATTATTTTTTTCGTTTAGCTTTATTTTTTTTACTATTAGGAAAACCTTTTTTCATCTCACTATAATTTTTTTTACTTATAGTAGAGTTTTTTTTGGACCTACTAGTACCAGCTTTTTTTCTTTTGTTCATGTTGTAATATAAACCTTTTTTAGCTGCCATAATACTCCTTACCACATTTTGCAAGACCAGTACCTAGGTGTAGTCTTGTCTTTTGCTGTATCGCATTTGTGCCTTGCACGAAACGATTTTCTTGCTTCTGCGTTATCTTTGCGTATTTCCATGTTTGGGTCGCCAAACATAACTTTTTTAACTTTGTCTCCATCTTTAACAAAGACTTTAAATTTTTTACGCCCATGTCCAGGTTCGCCTTTACTAATCCTAGAAGGACTATTAAGTTTTACTGACTTACCTTGATACTCTGGCATAACTATTTACCTATTTTCTTCATAGCATTTTCATGTGCTTTAGTAAAAGTAGCACCACGCTTCATACTGTTTGTCATAAATTGTATATGTTTTTTTGTATGATGCTTACTATGTTTTTTCATAGTTTGTTGTTGTCTCGTAGTTAAACTAGAAACATCAACTCCCTTAATTTTTTTCATTTTCTTTTTTTCTTAGAAGGTTTCTTTTTCTTCTTCATACCATAACCATAACCTTTTGGCATATTATCTCCTAACTATATTTCTTTATAATACCACAAAACTCCACTTGCGTGGAGTTCTGTTCGTACAGTCGTGTCCACAACTGTTATGAAAGAAAATGAATTACACAAATCACTTGACTACAAAGTCTTATATGATTTAGCATATTTCTTTTCTAATTGTATCCTCATACAATACCTAGGACTTTCCTAGGTGTGTATAGTGTAATGTTGCCCTCGCACTATAGTGTAAAAAAATTTTTTTTATTGACAGTCAGTACAAAGACCTTCAGTTAGTTCGTCTTCCCAAAAAGGATTCCAACACTTATCACAATCTTGTACATGTATATCCATGGGGTTATTGTAACAGTCTTACCCATCACTTGCGTGATGGGCTGACTGAACAAACAATCAGGAGGTATCCTGAAAAGCTACGAATGTAGCTACACAATTATACCATAAAATAAATATAAACAAGTAAAACTAGGGGGTCGCAGACAGGGCGTAGGCGAAAGGAGGAAACTCCTACTATGATACGCAACCCCCTAAAATAATACTACCATTAAATTTTGTGGTATGATAAGATACAGATAACAAGCAAGAGGTTCTTCCTGCTTTAAGAAAAGGACCTTTGACAATACATCAGTAAATAAAGTGGATTAGCAGGACCATGGTAACTAGCGTAATAGGCTATTATTCCACATATTTAAATGCTACTTATTTTAGTTCATTCTGGTTTTGGGAGGGAGTGGCACAGGGTTAGCTGTACATACCTCTAGTACACTAGATATTGTATACACAATATATAGTGTTATCTGGTACACCACTATATGTAGTACCACTATATCTTGTACCTACTTAACAGAATATATTTAGAGGGTACATCAATAGTAATTAAGGGGTGCACATTAAACCCCCCCAACTAATGTTACTTATATTATTGACTACCTCACTGTATAATTATTGTACTTTGTTTCTGTGTGTTTAAACAATGTACTAACTATGGCTAGGTATGTATAGGTTATGTACTGGTTTTAAAATAAACAAACAGGAGATAGCCCATTAATTAATATCTAAATAAATCTAAAAGAAATACCTTGTTTAAACTGTGAGTTCTGTATACTGGTGTTAACAAACAGAGGAGATACATAATGAGATATTCACAAACTAAGGTGCTTGTGAATTTTGTATCAACAAACAATGAAGGAGATAAATAATGAAATCACGAAGTGAGTTCAAGACTATAACTAAAGAAGCATATCCAAAATGGATAAATGAATTACCAGTGAGCAAAAAGGTAACAGCCGAAGACTACTTAAATTCTTTCGCTAAGTTCTGTATCAAAGAATTAGCTAAAAAGAATATTGGATATTCTTCAGCCATGGGCAAGGATGGTATCAAGGTTCATATCTCAGATACAAGAGGAAGGTCTAATAAGAATTACAATTCTGTATTAGGTCAATGTCATTACCTAGGAGCTTCAGCTACTGGAGAAACTAGGAAGGTGGAGATATCCAGAGAGCTTGACGAAACTGTTAAGGTTCTCATGGTTACAGCTCATGAGATTACTCATGCTGTCTTACACGAAGGGACTGGTCATAAAGGAGAGTTTCTTGATGGAGTATTTGGAGTGTTTAAACAAGCTGGTATTCCAACAGCCACCACAGTATCAGAAGAGTTTATTCAGGTAATAGCTGGATGGTTAAAAAAGAATGGTAAGTATCCATATACTAAATTTATCTACAAAGGTAAAAAGCAAAGCACACGACAAATTAAATGTGTGTGTAATGATGTATGGTGCGAAGGTACTAGCGACAAAGCAAGGCTCAAAGGTCATGGCACTGTGTTCTACATGAGCTCAGGTGTTCTTAGAAAAGTAAGAGATATAACATGCCCAGTGTGTCAAGGTGTGGCTTATATAGAATCAGACATAACCATAGGAAGCTATGTTTAAACAAGCATAACACTATCCCCTTAGTGTACAGAGAGCCCCTGAGAAATCAGGGGTTTTTTGTTTTATACCTAAGCCCACGATACAGACGATTTAAGAGCACGATACCTGTTCTGGAACTGTTACCCAGTGTTGTCATAATAGAGTAATACAGAGGCAAATAGAGCATACAATATATAGTGGTATCTATCATGATGTTTAAACAAAGAGAAAGTTGTCAAGAACTAAACAAATATTATATGTAAATAGGTGTTGTATATATCTGGAAGCTGGTAGATTTATGTATAAGTGAATGATTGAATAAATTATTTACTCCTTTCAATATGCTGAGGATGATGGAGAGATTAAGGTCGCTTTCTAGGTTAGATGCCAAGGAGCTAAGAGCTAAACAAGTAAACGCACACCTAGCTTATCTCTCCAGAATCCACAGACAAACAAACAAGGAGGTAGCAAATTGGAAGAAACAATTAAACAAATACTAGAGATAGTAAATAGAGCAAGTAAATTTTTAGCAGAGCAACAGCTCAAAGATTTACAAAACGATTTAATACATGGTGCATGGAAGAAAATGTACGAAGGTATTGAGGCTGACTTTAAATTACTACAAGATGAAGTTAATGGGAGGAGTGTTTAAACATGGACGAAGTAACCCAGATAATTTTATACGAATCAGGTGAACTTGATTATGAAGGTACTTTGAATCTCTTTAGCAAACTAATAAAGAGTGGCAGAGCATGGACATTACAAGGACACTATGGACGCACAGCTAAACAGATAATAGAACTCAATCTAATATCTAAAGATGGCAAGATTACACAACATGGACTTGATTCAATAGAAGGAGTCAAGCAAGAACAAATGTTGTTACAAGAAAAGTAAGGAGAGTGTTTAAACAATGACACAAATAAAAGAAACAATAACTAAAGGACAAGCTATGGATATTGCAGACGCAAAGAAGTTTAATGCTGATGTAGAATCTGTGGCAGTAGATGGCAACAAACCATGGAAGAGTACAGATGGTTACAAACCTGTAAGAGAGTACGAACTACAAGACAAGGTAGACTTCGTAGACTTTGATGTCAATGGTATCTATGGACATGGTAGCTCTGTGTTTAAACAAAGATTATATCTTACAACAGATAGACATTCAGGTGGTATCAGTCTTACTGGGTATGCTACTAGGGATAAAGAAAATAGAAGAGACAGAGAACAAGCAAACTTTTCTATTTACTTTGATAACAAAGAACAGATTATTCAATTAGCACAACAGTGTTTAAACATGCTGTTAGTAGCTGAAGAATCTGGAGAGATAGCAAGAAGGTACAAAGGCAACTGGGTAGATGGTAAGCATCCAGATATCTTAAAACATTTTCCATCTTTGTTGGACAGAACTAAATGCAGAACTGGTAGGTACTACTGGGATGCTAGTTTAAACAAGGTGCAAGAGATTACCAAAGATACACCAGAAGATATATTGGAAGCACATAATTCTTATGATGTGGATGAGGATGGTAAGTTTGAACCAGACTATGACAATGAGAGAGCAGAAGATATATTGGAAGGTCTCCTTGCAGGTATAGAATCTGACTGGGATACAGAGAGATGGCAAGGCATACGATTAGCAGACTTGCAGACAGGAATAGGAGCAGGTAGGTACAACGCTGATGGTATATCTCAGAATAAAGGTAGGAATCCAGAAGACAAGAGAAGAAAACAATGGACTACTACATTTAATTACACTGATGGTACATGCGAAACACTTGTAGGTTATTGGGAGATAACTAGAAGTGGAGTGCTACAAAGAAACACATGGAAGGAAGAAGCGTAAAAGCAGATGACAGCAGGGAGATGTTACAGCCCCATCTCCCTAGCTGTTTAAACAGGAGGTAAACAATGAGTGATGTAAGAAAATATCAAGGGTATGTAAACCAGACCTTGATGGACGCAGGTAAACACAACGACAAAAATTACATTAAAATTATGACGAGTTTGTTTAAACAAGGTCATCTTAACTTTGAACAATGCACAATGTTCTTTAGAACTTTGATTAGGAAAGCAGACCAGAAGGCATATAGAGAATATCTGGACAGTGATAAGGCAATAGCAGACCAAGTGCAAGACATGATGGACTATGGATGGATTACACAAAATGGTGAGTACACAGAGCACTGTTTAAACAAACTTAAAGAGATGGGATTTGGTAAGACAATGGGAGAGACGACAGGAATGGAGGAAGAATAATGCCAGTATTTAGAGTAGTGATAGAAGTAGATGAACCTACATTAGAAGACGCTGAAGAACATATACAAAGTCTTAGTGGCAGTGATTTAGTAGATGAAATAGTTCAGTTAGATGATGAAGAAGAAGTGTTTAAACAAGCATGGTGTACTACATGTATAGCTATCAAGATGAGTAGCAAAGCAGAGTATCAAAGCGAGTTTACTTGTAACACTTGTGGAAGTGAAGTGTATACAAAACAATTAAAAGCAAAGGAAGAAGAAGAGTAGGTACATGTTTAAACAAGGTGTAAGTTTTGTTCATTGTACTTGCACCTTGTACCTCAACAGTAGTTTACAATAGAGAAAGTCAGGACTAAAATGAAAACAGGAGATTACATAGGAGCACTATGATATATCAAGTACGAAGCACGAGTGTGTATGGTGGAGTTATGACTTGGGAGTACGACAACAAGTATGACGCACAATGTAAAGTACGAGAACTCAAAGACTTAGGTGGTATGTTTATCGTCAAGTTAATTGAGATTCAAATAGAAGACACAGTAGTTTAAACAACTACTAATAGATAAGGAGACAGTATGCCAGATGGCAGTGGGGGATTCTTTACCCCTGAGAATCTAAAGAAGTGGTCAATAGACTTAGCTAATTCTTGTGGTGGAGCACGAGTTATTAAAAGTAAAGTCTTAATCAAAGCTAATCCAATTAAAGCTAACGCATTGTTGGAGCAGTTCGCAGTTGAATATAACAAACAAGTACAGAATATGAATAGTGAAGGTAAGGAGGAAGAAGAATAAATGACTGAGTTTCAAATAATAAATGATTCTGATATTACTGGTAGTGATGGCAAGGTTAGTTACATTAATGGTGTAGAGATAGACTTTGATTTAATACCACAAGGTAAGCATGACGAAAGATTAGTTCATCTAACAGAAATGATGAAGACACACAGAAGATTAGAAAGAAAATTGTCAGAGCAAAGAGCTAGTCTTATAGACTACATAATAACAAACAAGGTATTGTCTGTTATAAATGTTGCAGAGATAATTGAAGTTAGTAGACAAAGAGTTTACAAAATTATAGAGAGCAAACAGGAAGAGGAATAATGGCTAAATTTAATCCAGCAGAATATGAAACTGTTGAAGATAGACTTAAAGTATTTTGGAAGGACAATCCAGAAGGCAGAATAGAAACAGAAATTCTACACATTACACCAGATGGTCAGTGTGTAACCATACAAGCGTCTGTGTTTAAACAAGCAGAGGATGCAAGACCAGTAGCAACAGGCATAGCACAAGAAACTAAAGGACAAGGTGGATTTGCTAACGCTGATGCGTGGATGGAGAACTGTGAGACATCTGCTTTGGGTAGAGCACTGGCTAACTGGAAGTACCAAGGTAGCAACAAAAAGCGACCAAGTGCAGAAGAGATGATGAAGGTTGGTAATGAAGATGTCAAAGTTACAAAGGTTGATAAGCGTAAGAAAGAAAACAAAACCAGCGAAGAAGTAAAAGCTATAACAGAAGAATCAATAGCTAAGTTTGAAGAGGATATTGGATACAATAAAGAAACCAGTTTAAACAACGCTAAACAAATAGCAAAAATTATAGATGGCTTTGGATTAGCAGATGATATAAAAGATAAAGTTAAATCAAAAGCATGGAAACAATTTATTGGTGCTGGACATAACAAAGATGTAGAGCAGTGGGATAACGATACCATTGGAGCATACCTTGATTTGTTTGAAGGATTAATACCAGAGTTTGAGCCAAGTAATGATACAGATATTGTAGAAGATGTATTTGGTGAAGTTACTACAACAGTAGTAAGGACATGCCCAGAGTGTAATAGCCCAGACTGGATAGAGGACAACAGAGAGAAGAAAGCAAGTGATGAACGATTTGCAAAGATACCTTCATGGAGTTGTAGCACATACCAAAGCAACAAAGGTTGTGGTTGGACTGCATGGGGAGACACTGATTGCCCTACAGAGTGGCTATAGAGGATGGTATATCAATTAATGTGGATAAACTCAAAGCTAAATTGCAAAAGAGGTATCCTAATTATAACTTTGATATACCACCAGAGCCAGACACAAAATGCAAAGCACCTTCTGTTTGTTTAAACAACTCTATATTTTATACAGACACAGAAGGTAATAAGTATTGTGGTGCAAGATACAAGCAAGTAGAAGAAGGTAACATTTACAAGTGGGAATGGAAGGTATGCCATGCACTTGTAAAGAAAGCAGACCAAGGAGGTAAACAAGATGAAATCCCATTTTAAAAAAGAAGCAGACTATGGATACCAAGGGGTGATAAATATATTTAATAAGAAAGAAATAAATATATACGATTGGGTGTTTAAACAACTACATAAAGAACGAGGTGGTATAGAATTTGCAACACCAAATGTACAAGGAATTATCTATTTAAATTATTCAGACTTATATAACTGTGATATAACTTTTGTAAATAGCAAAGAAAAATATGAAGCAACACTTGTGTTACCTGAATTAGAAGCATTGATACAAAAGATAGAAGACATGCGATTAAGAGAAGTAAAGCGTATACGCAACATGCTTAAAGAAATGTTTAAAGGTGATGACACAGAGAGGGAAGATGGAGCACCTTTTTAATGGAGCAAAGCGATAGACCATATCACGACAGGGTTGCAGACGAAGTAGGTAAAGAACCAGAAGACATGTTTGAACTGTATTTAAAACAGTTAGGACTTGTTAAGAATCAGACATGGATGAAGACTGGCACTAGCCCATGGGAACACACCATGCCATTGTTCTGGTTCTATACATTCATAGTTATTAATCCAGATTACCTAGTGTACATACAAAACGAACTGCGATTGTGTGAAGTTAAAGGTACAACTAAGTTGAAGTTAGATGATTACCAAAAGCTATATCAAATGTATCAGAAAGCCAAGCAGTTTAAACAAGTAGATGTTGGTATATATTATTACAATAGTTTTTACAAAGGATTCAAGTGGATACCCTTTGTAGAAATCCAAAGAATGTGGAACGACATGGAGCATTGGGGTACATATCCAGAAAAAGATTTTCAAGGTAATGATAAGTTGTTTAAACAGCTACCTTTTAATCGTCTATAAAGGATAGTAGTTATCCCACCCTTTGTTACTTATAGTGAAAGTAAGGACGCCAGGATGAGACCACAAACCAGTTCTCTCTGTAAAATCTATACTCTTATCTATTGATGGTGCTTGAAACCAAGTTCTATCACCTTGTTGTTTCATTCTTAAATGATGGTAGTGTGCTGTTACAAGTATCTCTGCATCTCCTACTGGAAGCCACCCATACATCTGACCCTTCCACCAATTTTCTATTTTGTTTTCTGGATTACCTGAGCCACCAGTCATGTGTCCATGTGTAAAGGCAACTGTCTTACCCTTGATGACCAGCGTTTGGTGAAAGCCAGAAGGCACATTTACTTCTACCTTGCTGTACCTGTCAGGATTAGCAGACATAATTTCTTCACAGATTTGTAAGTGCATTGTGTCTGAGTTGTCTAATCTATTTGTAGATACTTGTCCTTTACTGGTTCTTGACATCTCACCATGATTACCAGGAACACCTGCCAAGATTAACTTAGGTGCATGTGGTAGAAATGTATCAATAGTTTTCATAATCATAGACCTAGCTAATGCGTACTGTTCTATTAATGTAAGTTCTACATTGTGTGGTTGTGATTCGTAGAAGTGTGGAGTACAGTTTTCTGTTAGGTCTCCTAAACCTACCATGTATATCTCATCTATCTCATTACCTAATCTACGCAAGTCTTTTATTCTATTGACAGCATCTTGTAATGCTCTATCGTATCTTTTAATAGTGTTCTCTACACCAAAGTCTTTCTTACCAAGTTGCCAATCAGACATAAACCACATAAACGCTGTGTCTCCAGCATTATATTTTTTTACGATAGGTGGTTTCTTAGCTGCTTGTTTAAACAGTGCCTGAAAATATTTGTCATGTCCAGGTCTTTTCTTTTTTACTATACCCTTAAACGCATAAAAGGTTTCTGTCTTACCACCTTTGAGTTGTACATTCCAACTGGATGCACGAACAGAACCTTCTATCTCGTAATGCTTAGGGTCAAACCCCCATTCAAGCAATATAGAATCTAATTTATTCCTGTAATTAGGGTCAGTTCCAACATGTGTGATTTCACCTATGCCAGTCTGCTCATTAACTTCTAGTCCTGGTTGCCACCCTGACTTGTAAAAGTTATTACCCCATTCTTCAGGTATGTTAGGCATGTTTACCTCCTTTGCCCTGTACTTGTATTATACAGAGCCAGTGTGATAATTTATTACTTTGTAATTTGTTTCTTAGCGTATGTTTTAATGACTGCTAAAGCTGCACCACCACCAGCTAACGCAGCTAACTGAATTGTTTCAGCTTCTACACCAACTAATGGAGCAACTGTTAAAGCACCAATGAACGCTTCAATGAATGTCCAAGCTGTTCGCTCCAACATATCTTTGAGTTCTTCACTCATTTTATACTCCCATGAATCAGACCAAGGTGTCCACCATACATCCTTCTTGAATGTACCATCCTGGTTTCTTGCTCTTTTAAATCTTTTAATCATTGTCTTCTTCGTTCTCTTTTGCTAACGCATACTCAACATCTAAGTCTGGTCCACCTATCATTGTATTATCCTTCCATTTAGTTTTGCTTTTATTGTCAAAACATTTCCATTTATTTCCTGCAATTTATCATAAACTGTGGTAGCTAATACTGTGTGGTCTTTAGCAACATTATCTTCTGGTTGTTTAAACAAGTTGTTTATTGTTGTATATTCTATTGTTACTGGCTTACCTTGTAGTAATTGACCTGCCACTTTTGAATACATTTTTTTGTACGCCACAGTGCTGCTGCCAATAAACCCATCCTTAGATACTTCTAAATCTTGTTGTGTTTCTCCTACAATCAAACAACCTGATGTATGTTCATCAGTGTTACCAGTGTGTATAAGAATATAGGTAAAGTTAGGCACATCTTGTATATGCAACATACCATAATGGGCATTCTTATAGCGTTCAGTATACTTAGCATGAAATCCACCTGTCTTTCTAAACTGTATGTCGTATGTTCCTTCTGGTATGCAAGTCTCGTGCATAACTTTTACTGCTTGGTACTGGTCTTCAAGTGTATAGCACTCAAAGATACCATCTATAAATAACAATCCATTAGTTGCATCTGTACCAAACTGTGTTCTAACTACAGTTAACTTCATTTCTTAGTCCTCCTCCTAATGGACAAGTAGCACAACTACCTGAACATAATCCACATATCATTTTCTAAATCCTATTGTTAGTAACCATATACATAATGTAATTATAGTGGCTAACCCTGTGATTTGTTGTGCAGAACCAGTCAATGTAAGCGTAGCAATAACTAAACCTACTAAAGTCCAGGATAAATTCAATGTTTCCTTAACTATTTCTATAAACCAATTCCATATTTTTTTTGTCATATTGTTTTCCTCATCACAAAAGCTGCGATACTCACTATTCTAGTCAAAATAACTGGCACTACCACTTCTTGTGCTTTTTCTTTTTGGTCTTGTGTCATATCATTTCCTATGTTACTTATTGTTATACCTTCAAAATCTAAATCTACAAATGTTTCTATTGGATTTTCTAAGAACGCTTCGTACTGTACCTCTGTAACTACATCAGCAAGTGTGTAGTTTTCTACATCTGCGTTCTCTACAGCTCTCTCTACATATTCTTCTACAGCTTCTGCTACGACCTCATCTTCTTTAACAGCTTCAGCTATAATCTCAACATCATCTTCTTCTACTTGTAATACTTCTGCCACAACTGCGACTTGCTCTTCAGATAAATCTTCTACATTTTCTATTGCTTCTTCAACAACAGCTTGTACTACTTCTTGTACTTCTTCTGTTGCCTGGTCTAAGTTTTGTACACCAATGTCATTAACTTGTTCTATAACTTCTATAACTTCTTCAGTAGTAACTTCTTCTATGACAATGTCTTCTATGACTTCTTCTACTTCAGCAACTTCTACAGCTACTTCTTCTTCTGTGAGTTCTTCACTATCCTGGTCTTTGACATCTTCCTCTTGAAATTCTTCTTCTCTGATGATGTCATCTCCAGGTATCTCTTCATATAACTCATCTTCTACGATTTCCTCAACATCTTCCTGTATTGGCTCATCCAAAACTTCCTCTGTAATCTCTTCAACTTCTTCATCAATATCCTCCTCTATAACTATCTCATCTAAATCAAAGACTTCTTCCTCAAACTTAAAGTCCTCTTCAAGTTTCTCAATATCAATCTTAACTTCCTCTTCAATAATATCTTCTTCTTCAATAAGTTCAAGTTCTTCCACTTCATCTTCAAGCTCCACTTCAAGTACCATATCATCATCATCAGGAAGCTCTTCTTTGGTATCTGATTTTTCATCAACAACTATTATAACTTCTTCTTCAGGTTCTTCTTCTGGTATATCACAATCTCCACGCTCTATTTGTGCATCAGTCATATAACAACCATACGATTCTTCATTAGCTTTACGCTGATTATCTCTATCAACAGTGCCATCTTCTACTTCATAAACTTCATATTCTGCTACAGAACCATCATCCATTACAACCTCAACAGGTTCTGGTGGTGGAGGTGGTGGTGGAGGTGGTGGCACAGTTGTAGTAGTAGTTGTGCTAGATGTAGTGGTAGAACTTGTAGTAGTAGAACTTGTAGTAGTAGATGCAGGTACATATTCATAGTCATACATGACACTTTCTACTTGTGTAAAGTCGCTAGTTGTACCATTGGTATCGTGAAATGCTTTTACTTTTGCGTATATCTTTTGATTATCTACAGACAAATTGTTATATAAATACTCTGCTGTAAAGCTATGGCTTTGCCATGATAATGCTTCTGTAAATCCAAATGTAGTTTGCACTGATACATCATCAGCAGTTTCTGTTAGCCCTATATATACTATGTAATATTCTGGTTGATTATCTTCTAACCCATCACTCTCTTGCCAACTAACTGTGATGCTACCATCATTGTTTAAACTGTTAGTAATACCATAAGGTGTTTGTGTTTCTGTGTGGTATGCGAACACAGGTAAAGGTATTAATAAAAAGATAGCTAAGAGTATTCTTAGCATTACATTACAATAGCTGCAACAACTCCACCCAGTGCTACAAGTAGCGTTAATACTTTATAAAACTCTGCTTTATCTAGCTTTGCATCTAGTTTTTCTTCTAATCTATCAAGTCGTTCAATGACCATATTGAGCAATTCCTTCTGTGTGTAGCCATTGTTGTGTGTCATTTATGGTAAGTCATCTTCCTGAAGAGGAGTCATCCAATCCCATTCTTTATCCCAATTATTTTGAGTAGGGATAGCTAATCTTTTAAGATATAAACTAATTTCTTTTAAAAAATAACCTAATAAAAATCCTAATATGAAGTCCATAAATTGTATTGTAGCATACTTGTTTAAACTAGCTAGGCTTTGGGTATTTGTCCTTAGTTACTTTGATAGTAGCTTTCCAAGCATCTATTCCATTGTGGTAGATGTCATCAAGCTGGTCTGGTATTGATGGATATTCAGCAGCTCTTTTAAATTTATAACCATTAGCTTCTTCATTAAGTTGTCTAGCTCTTTCGTTCTCTGCCCAAAAATTAAGAGTAGCTTCAATTTCTTCAGCACTTAAATCTACTTGTTCTCCATTAACAATGTTATGTGTTGGTGCTTCAAAACCTGCTTTAATTTCTTCTATTGATTGTGCCATCTACTTTTTAACCCCATAAATATATATTTTTCCACTTGTTATATTACCACTACCCATATAAAATTTTAAACCTGTAGCAACATCACTTGCATATCTCATACCAGTTAAATGCCAAAAATAAGTATCTCCACTATTTGTTGCACTATTTACAACAATTTGCCCTACAAAATATGGAAAACCTTTACTTGTAGTGTTCATAAAAAAATCATAAGTAGCAGAATATAGAGCTGTAGTAGCAGGATTTCTTAATCCAAAAGCCATTTCTATATAGTTTGTTCCAGCTTGGTCTGAATAATTTGTATTGTTTGAAGTAGTGTTTGCACCTATTCTGTATTTAGCACCATCATAAGTTCCTGTAATGTCAGAGCCACTAGCTCCACCTTGCCTAAAAGTAACTAGCATATTAGTATTATTAGTAGCAGGTAGTATATATTCACAAACAACTTTATAACTGTTGTACAAACTATCATCTACAAAATTATCAGATATTAAACTAGCACTATCAGAAGCAGTTAATGTATCTAATAATACTAACCCACTATGAGCTACACCATCTTTTACTAATACGCTATCTATTGTTACACCACTACCAGATGTTCCCTCTGATATAGTATTTGTTTCTACTGCATTATCTTTGAGTTTGACACCATCAATAGTTACACCATTAGCTGAAGTCTTTTCTGATATAGTATCTACTTTAAGTTCGCTACTCATTTACAAGTTCCCACCCTTTGGTGTTATCTCCTTGGTATGCGTTCTCGTTCCAAATGTAATTATTACCATCATCT